AACAGGGCATAGCAGAAGCCCAAACGATGCCAGAAGGAAAGATTCTGCAAGGCCATTAAATAGCGTGGCACAAGATATTCCATCTGCTGATTCACAGAAGCCTTGATTCCGTCCATGTATGCATTTTGCGCAACGTTTCTAATCTGTTTCATGGCTTTACCTGCCATTTAATCCTCCTTTGCACAAACCGTGCAACGATAACCTGTTTGTTTTCCGTCCTTGTCTCTGGAATTGAACAATCGCATGTTCTTTCCATAGACTTCATCCTGATACGCACTTCTGCAAAAATGTTTAAGCACAATTGTCATTATTATTCCCCTCTCAGCCCTTTTATTGTTATAGGCTGTTCCATAACTGCTATGTTTATACGTGATAAGATAGTATCTGCGTGAAAGCCCATTGCCTTTAGCATTGGTACGATGAATTGGTCAACAATTGTATCAAGGTCACACTCTGATGATTCGTGCGTAACTTCCACGTGGCTCATACTCACTGTCAACGCGCTTGTAATTTTCATTCAGTGCCTCGCCTTTTTCATTCAGTCTGTACTTGCTGTTGTAGTATACAGCCCATTTGTTATAGTAATCAATCGCTTCCTGCCGTATCATTAACACGGCCCATCACCTCTTTTTTCTTTGCGTCTGCCAGGCGTTTTAACTCTCTGCTTCTTTTTGCAAGTCGCCGGGCGAAGTCTTGCGGTCCATCAGGACCAACTTCCAACGGCCAATCCCTTTGATTGTCATGTTGCAGTTCTTTTGTCATTATGACCTCGCTTACATTTTGCAATAACCGATAGGTTGCACGCGAATACCGAACAACCGATGCTTCCGCCATGCTACTTTAGGAGCTTGTTCCGCATTCCATGCCGGGACATCCACAAAACTTCCCATTGCATTGTATACACGCCAGTATCTCATTTGTTATGTCACCACCTTTTTGATAAAGAGTGCGCCGATACCTTTAAAATCGTGAAGCTTTCGCGCAAGTTTGAAAGCCTGCTGCGCCGTTCTTGCTACAATCTCGACATAATCCTCCATAGCATCATAAACCCTGTAAAGCCGCATAATTTCATCACCCCCTTGTTTGACTACTCTATGAAGCGCCCTTGAAGGAAAAGGCGCTTTAAGAATATTCAAATTAACGTTTACTTGCTAATACAGGTCGCCGCGCCGCCCTGACAACAGCCAAACCAAAGAATGCTACGATGCCTAATTGTAAGGCAACGATTATTGCCAGGCCGAACACAAACAACGCTCCCATGAAACCATTTGCTACTACAAAGCTAAGAAGTGCTGACATGGTGATCTCCTTTACTGTGTTAGGATTGTTTGAACACATCTTTGTATATTTGATAAAGAAATATTATAAACACCACTATGAATCCTATAATTCTTAACATGATGAATCACCTTCTTTTTATAATAGCTCCTTATACCATCCAGTTATTGTTTGCGATCTCCTGACATAATACAGCCTGTTGATTATTGTGGACCTTAATTTCACTAGCAACTATATCTATTTCTGTTCTGTTCACAATACGTGAACTTTCGTTGTCTATTACTATCTCGATAATCAACGACGCCTCTTGTTTCCCGTTCCAATATCCTGTTCCTTCATACATGGTAAATCCATCAAACATTTGCCCGACTATATCAGCCACTTCTTCTTTATTCTTATTTTCGGTGTAGATACGATATACCATTAGCACTCCTTTCTGTTGGTCCACTTTCAAGGTCCAGAATGTAAATATCGCTTGCATCAACATTATCCAAATGTTGAATTGAGCAGTGACCGCCCTCAATTAAAGACATTGCTGTGCGGCCATAGAATCCCTGTAACTGCCACACAAGACCGTTGTCGATCAACTCCTGAAACAATTCCACTGTTTCATCAAAGCTTAGTTCACCTTCTTCAAAAGCAATCATCTTATCCAATTGATCTGCCATTGTTTGTCACCCCCTTTTTTGACTACTCTATAGAACGGTCTTAAATCAAAACCGCTCTAACAACAGTCAAATTAATTACAGTTCATCCATGTAGCAGAACCAATCAGGAAAGGAATAATGAAACTATGCGTAGAAATAAAAGCTGTTTTGTCGCAGTGTTTGCAAATTGCTGCGCTCTGTTCCAGCAAAGGAATATCTTTCCATTCTCCTAGCTCATGCCCAAGTACCCTTGCTCTAATTTCTGCTTCTCTTTGCAATGCGCGTAATGCTGTCATTTGATTTATCCTCCATGATTAGTGACTTCATCATTACTACATAAACTGTAGCTGCTATTGCTAAATCCAGTATTATGTAAAAGATTGTTAACATTTGTTATTACACCACCTTTTTGCTGATACATTTGATATAACTTCCGCAAGAATCACAAAATAACTCACAAATAGGGGAATAAACATGCTCTTTTGCACAAGGACAATCAACATTAAAACAAGATTCCCCTCTCTCACAAACTACTCTTCGAGGTTTCATAACATTCACCACCCTTTTTATAAAACCACTGCAATTTGATATTCATCCTCATAAATAATCTTTCTTTCCATTATATTAGCTTTGCGAACCCTTATGCTTTCCCGTCCAACATCTTGCTTCATGGCACGGTAACAATGCACACCTATCTCTTTAATCCCTTCTTGCGTAAACCAGAATTCAACGTTACCCCCGGCGTTGTTAATAGCATTATGCGGCGCTACTAAACCTCTTATTGACATTACTACACTCGCTGAGAGGCAGCTTGCCGCGCCGATATAACGCCCAAAGCCTCCATCATATTCAAGCCGATAAAAGTTATGCTTTAGCATAGAGATCACCGCCTTTTTTATTTAACTGGTTACTTTTTGCAAGCTGCTTTGAATTGCTCTTTGTTAAACAGTGGATTGTCTTCGAGTAATACATCACAGAACCGGGCAATAATAAGCTCACGGCTATACCAGTCTGGACAATCTAATGCTTTAACTATGACATCATAATTTTTACTAGTTAACATAAGATCACCCCCTTTTGTGTGTTAGTTAAACTGCGTTAAGTCACTTAACTCTCATAGCGTCAAAAATGCTTTAGGTGTTTTTTAGAACAGACAGTTCTGTTTTACAGTGTGACATAGATTCTTATGGCCTCATTAGATTAGTAACGCCCATGATCTCCCGTTCACAAAGTCTGTTATAGATCAAAGGATACTCATTCATTATTTCCTGTCTCGTTTCCCAACTCATTTTATAAAGGAAGTGATTTAGCAAAATGTCTTTATCCCGATCTGTCGCCTTGCCAAAGTTAAAGCCGGTCATTATGTAATCCTTTCTACTGTCTGTTCTAAAAAACACCTAAAAAACAACGTAAGCATCATTACCCTTAATTATTCCCCGTAGCCTATGACGGCAAGGGAACAGCCTAGTGTCATATGTAACCTTCATAGGACGCGCTTAATGCGCGGTCCCCGTAAAGGGGACATGCTTAACGTTGTTTAAGTCAGTTAACATTACCAGCTTGCAGCGGTTCACGAGTCACGTTTATGTTTGCCCGGTTCACTGGTTATTGATTTGTGGATTTCCCGGTTAATGGCGAAACCTTCGAGAGCAACTGATCTGATCTTTGGTTTTCTCTGATCGTGAGTTAACCATAACACCTTATTTATGCCGTGTCAAGAAAAATTATTACGAGAATAATAAATAATTTGTTGGGCGTGAAAAGGGCTTCCGCGTTAACCTGCTTAAATAAAACTTGACTAGGTGAATTTATCATGTTATATTAGGAGGGTAGAAATTTAGTTTCGGAAAGGGGCATTTATGGAAAATGTGAAATACTTGTTTTCCGATGAAAAGAAATACAGAGTAGATTGTGCTAGTAAATGGCAGAAAAACAATCCTGAAAAGGTTAAAGCCCATCAAATAGTTGCAGAAGCTATTAAAGACGGCATTCTGCAAAGAAAACCTTGTCAAAGATGCGGCGACTGGCCTGTTCTAGCATATCATCCTGATTATTCGCAACCCCTGAATGTCTGGTGGCTTTGTCCTAAATGTCATGCACGAATAACTAAACTAACGAAGGAATATATATATGTCGAAAAGAGTAGCGGTATCCGAGAAAGAGATTCTGGCCGCTCTGCTGGACAATAAGAACAACAAGAATAAAACAGCAGAGCAACTTGGAATATCCAGACAGGCGTTGCATATAAGATTAACAGCGATGCTTTCAAACAAAACAGCCACTTTTGATAAAATGACTGACAAAGAGAAGGGCTTTATAACAGCAGTAGCAGAAGGGGCAAAACCCACGCAAGCTGTAATGAATGCTTATGATGTTCCAAGCAAACAAGTAGCAAGTCAAATTGCCAGTTCCATGATGCACAAACCAGCAATTCAGAAAGCACTCAAAGAGATATTAGAAGAGAATGACCTGACAAGGGAAAAGTGTGCCGGGGAATTATCAAAGCTTGTATTCAAGGGTAAAGATGAAGGAGTCAGGCTCAGGGCGTTAGATCAAACCTGGAAACTACGCGACGACTACCCGGCAGAGAAGAAGGTGCAAGTTAATGTTAATCTTGATTTCTTCCCTGTTGATCTAAGTCAATACAAACTTGACAACATAAACTTTACAGCGGTTGGCTGTGTAAACTTTACAACGTTAAACGACGCTCCCATACCACTTGACAATGTAAAGGTGATTGAATGCGAAAGCATACCAGTCGTGGAAGTAGCAGTGGACAGTGTAAAGTTGACTGTAAAGGCTGAAGAGCTTGACAAAAAGAGAAAACGTCAAGGCAAACGAGTAAAGAAGTGAGTAGTTTAACTACACAGTTTTGAGTAGAATGAGTAGATAGTAGAATAAGCAGGCGCGGCGAAGAGGTACTCGTCCGGCGTCGGTTGTCTTGATCTAAAGAAAGACCGGGGCAAACATACCTATTTCTTCCATGCCGTTAGCAGAACCGCTACTGGCAAGGGTTTGCAGACCTTACTACAGTAGAAAGCAAGCATGGTATAAAGTGTAATGGTATTAGGTAGTTAGAAGTAGAGCTATAGTGCTGGTAATTCAGACGCCCCTTCTTAATACGATAGGACTGGTATGCTAAGTACCTGAAATCATAGGGGGTGTACCATTCGACACTTCGAGTATACGTTTGGGGGCTTCGCAGTTGGCTGCGCTCACAAATTTTAAACAGACCTTTACACACACCTTCTTTAAAAACCTCTTTCTAGACTAGAAATTGATTGTGTATAAAAAGAGAGTTTTACTTTTAAGTAAACTCAGATTCAATAAGAACTAGTATATTTAACATCCTAAAAAATCAAGGAGTTAGCGTATGTCTTTTTCTTTAGCAGAACGTATCGCGTGGGATAAAAAGAAAAAAGAGGAAAACTTGGAAGAGTGGAAGGCTTATCATCGTGAGTTGAACCGCAAGTATATTGCTGCTCACAAAGAAGAGCACAAGGCTTACGCGCGAGAATACATGCGCAAACGTTTTGCTGCTGCGAAATTTGCTATGCAGTGGGCTGAGTATGACAACAAGCTGACGGAACATTGTGAAGCAGCTAAAGCGCAGCAGGAAGTGACTTAATGCAAGTCTACACATATCACATTGAGAATCCCGGTGAGAGGGTAGCTGGTTTGAATAGCTACACGGACACCGTGACGATCACGATAGAGAGTGGCTTTCCTGGTGGGAAGCCGGGTGAATTCGATCACTACATGCAGGAATGTTTAGCCGCATGGTATGAAGGTTCAAAAGTTACTTTCTAGATTAATTTTCAAGTTAAGCAAGACATAGATCATAGGGGGAATGCTACTACATTGCCGCGACTTATTTCCTCCGCAAGAAAATTAAGGATAACGAGGATTTTGTATGGAAAGGGTAAAAAAATGTGATTGCGGTGCTTGCGCTGAAGGGTCTTATCATGAGCCTGATTGCAACTGCCACAACGCAGTAGTTTTTAATGAAAATGATTGCGACTGTCAAGCTTGGTATTGGAGAAGCGAATATGAATGACGTAACCGCTATGTTGAAGTCTTCATGCTTTCTGGCCGGGGTAATTGCTCAAATACAGAATCCGATGACAAGAGAAGAAGAGGAATTTCTTGTATCATGGCGGCGTATTCAAGAATCAATTCCCGGTGAAAAACCTCCATGTCTTACTTGTCCTGACATGGTTGTTGCGCGTTGTATTGATAGTGAAGTTATCTGTGAGGATTTTTTGGATTTTCAGGAGAGAGAAGCAGGGATTTACAATGCTGATATAGAGGCAAAAGATGCCGATACCGTTTATAGCGAATCCGACGTGTACTTATAAATATGACTATGAAGCGATCTTCAGGGATGTTGTCAATACCAACGCTAATGAGCGTAAGGACAAAGCGATCTCTGTCATTCGTAACTTGGTTTTGGATGATCTTTTTTACATAGTTCACTTTATCATGCAGTTGCTTAATGCTAATCAGCCATTTATTGTCAATGCCTGTCAGGAAGTTGAGCATTGGCCGATCAGCAATACGCTGGCTATATGGGCAAGGGAGCATTACAAAACTACTATTTCAATTGCGGAAGTTATTCAGAAGGTGCTGAAGAATCCAGAGCGGTGTATATCGTTCTTCGCTTATGCCCGGCCGCTGGCTAAAACCATGCTCCGTGGTGTCAAGCAGACCTTTGAAAACTCAGACGCCCTGAAAGCGGCCTTTCCAGATATAGTCTGGCAGAGGCCCGAAAACGAATCCCCGAAGTGGTCAGAGGATGATGGTTTGATACTGCGCAGGAAAAGCATATCTCGCCGGGAATCCACAATCGAGGCGTGGGGGCTGGTGGAAGGAATGCCAGTCGGACGGCACTTTGATGATCGGGTGTATGACGACATCGAAACTGATGACTTGGTTGAGAACATCGACATGATGCGGAAGACCATCCACAAGTTTGAAATGTCGAAGTACCTTGGCACGCAGGACGGCACACATCGGATATGGGGAACGCATTACCATCACGCCGGACCACTGGCTTATCTGCGTGAGAAAAAAAACGAGAATCGTGACCCTCTATACTACCTGAGCTTACATCCTGGTACGGATAACGGGAAAGAAGACGGCAAGCCGATACTGGTGTCGGACGCAAGGCACGCGGAGCTGAAGTCGGATACTGCGACATATAACACGCAGTTCTTGTGTAATCCAACACCAAAGGAAAAAGCAAAGTTGAAATTCGAATATTTGGTTAAAGTGCGTCCTCAAGACGTGCCGTTTGACATCCTGAAGTTCATGGTTATAGATCAGGCCGGGGATGATGCGACAAATAAGAGTTCCGGTGATGCTTGGACATTGCCTATAATTGGCGTCAAGCCTGCTATGGATAATGTTGGCGCAAGCGATATTTACATTCTGGACCTTGAAAGTGGACCAATGGAACATTCCGAAGCGATAGATGCCATTGCTAGAATGTATCTCAGGAACGGAATTATTCATCAGTTAGGCGTGGAGAAAGTTTCTACTTCTACAACTGAAATGCACATTGTCAACGCTCTTAAAGCTCATGGCAGGATGTTGTCAGAGGAAAATGGAAATCTGGTTCTGCTGAGGCCGGGGAACAGAAAGAAACACATTCGTATCGAGGCTGCATTACAGTGGCCTTTGAATAATGGTAAGATTCATTATGTAGATACAATTCCTGTTTATATAATGGAAGCATTGAGAGTTGAAATGGAAAAATTTCCTTTCTTTCATGTTGATATACTGGATGCTCTGGCTTATTTGTACGATATGCTGGCTAAATTTTCATTCAACAAGTTTGACAGTACCTATGAAACAGACATGAGCGGCGTTTACTGTCGATAAATAGAGGTAGTTATGGCAGAGAAGAGTAAAGTTAATGATATTTTGACGGAAATTGGGGAATTTAAGGAGAATTTCAACGGTTGGTTTAACGGCGCTGGCATGAAAAGGATAAGTCTGCGGGACACGATGCTTGATAATCGGCGCAGATACCAGATGGAATTGGCAGATCGGGACGAAAGATCAAAAAGAAATCTGTCGTGCCTCTCTAGTACCAAATCTACAGCGGCCGTTGACCGGGCAACAGACCATGCTTTGCTGGATTATCACAGCGATGTCGATTCGCTCTCCTTCACAGCCAAGTTTTCAAGGGGGGAGTTGGAAGATCAACGAGCAAGGTGGTTGACAGAAGACTTCCATTACAGGTGCGATAACACTTTTCCTTTCTTTACATGGCACGCTTCTTCATTAACGGCGGGTTTTTGTGATGGATTGGAAGCGGCGATGGTGTCTTGGCGTAAGGAAAGCTACACCGAGAAGAAAACTGAAAGACGTTTCCATTATCTGAATGATAACGGTACTGTCGAAGAAGTTCCAGAGCGGGTGTATATGACAGGTATGCAGTTACACCCCGAAAAGTTCCATATGTCAGAAGAGCCGGTGGAAAAAGAGGTAGTCACACTGGACACTTTCTGGATAGATCAGCTTGAACCAGGGGTTAACCTCTTTTGGGACATTAAAGCTCCTTATCTCAACCTGAATTTGGGCCATGCCTGCTTGGTTGTGGTGTCAAAATCCATAGACGAGCTTTGCTACTTGCAGAAAATGGGCATTTTTAATGCTATCTCCTACAAAGAGCTGGAAGAATACAGGGGATTAACGCCAGAAGTGCCTGATAGGGGGACAACAACAACGGTTGCTGACGCAGATCAGTATGATATGGGCGATCTAAACAGCATTCCAGTTTATCTCTACTTTAAAAAAATTGACAATAGATGGAAAGTTCATTTCAGCGTTAAAGGAGAAAAGGAGTTAAGCAAGGGTTTTGTTTTCTCAGATGACATTTTCTTCAATGGCCGCAAGGTGAATAAACTTCCTGTTGTGTTGGGAACTACAAAACTGAAACTGTGGGAGAACGTGGGGCGAGGGTTGCCTGAAACACTGGCTCCGATAGAAGACGAGTGGATAGATCATCGTAATAATATTAACGATGCTACAAAGATTGCTGTTCAAGGGAGATATAGGGTTGAGCCAACATCACGGCTCAAGATTGATGATCTGCTGAATAACCGGGTATTCAGAGCAACCAAGGGCGAATACGAGAAGCTGGAAGATGATTTTAGTGTGTTGACAGCCATGCGCTCAGCTGAAACTATCAATCAGGACATGAACGAGCTGGTTCCAGTAGGCATGGAAAGCCCAATGGTTGTTCCAAGAGGTACAACGAAGACGTTGGGCGCGACGCAAATGGCCGCTGGACAACAGAATGATAAGCAGTCTGTGCAAATAATGGTCAGGAATGAAACATTCTTCAAGCCGTTGTTGCGGTTGATTGCTGAATTACTGTTTGCTTTTGAGACAGACAGCACGATCTTGCGTATTGCAGCGCAGAAAGCTGGTATGCAGCCTCCTATGGTTGGGGGTGAAGTTGATTTCCGACAGTTGGATTTGGATGTTGATGTAAGTGTGAATGCTGGTTTGGGGAGTGTGCCACGGCAGCAGAAAGCGCAGTTTGGCATTCAGTTGTTTGATTGGGGCAAAGTTAATGGCGTGTCGCAGGATGCTGTAAAAATGTACCGGGAATTAAGTGTGTTAAGTGGTTTTAAACCAGATCAATTCATAGGCAAGCCCGCGCCGGAGCAGCCGGATAATAAAACAAGCCTGTCTGTCACTGCTACATGGTCCGAGTTGCCTCCTGAGTTGCAGGCAATCATTGCAAAAAACCTCATGGCCGGGACTGGCGGGATTGATGCCAAGCTTAAAGCGTCCTTTAACGAGCAGCAGCATAACCAGCCGAAAGCCGGGCCTCCTGATATGACGCAGGGGAGGGCGGCAGAGGCAATGAGCGAAGGTGGTCAACGTGGGCGATAATGCGTTATTGAAAGAGTTCCTGTTACAGCTGGGAGATAGTCTTTTAGAAGCATCAGAGAAATCGCAGAGAGCGTATGACGGCTGTGAGTCTCTGGAAGAGTATCAGAGAGTTAAGATAACGCGAAGTGTTCTTACTGAGAAAATTCCCGATGTAGTATCAGATATTTATATCAAACTACAGGGTGGGCGTGATTCATTCGACTTTTGGGAATTTTACAGCAGGAACCGGGAAGTTGATGTAAAACAAGTTGCAGGCAGCAAGAATGTAAATTTTCTTATTGTCTGGTTGCGAAAGGTAGCAAAATACTTTTTAGGACAGGAGTAGATAAATGTCAGTAACAGAGCCGAAAGCCGGTAACGTAGCCGGGGAAGAGATAGTCTCGGAGCTATCTGATAAAGGCGTTGAAGGAGCAGAAGATAACGCTCTTATAGTACATGAAGAGAAGGAAGTAACAGAAGTAAAAACAGAAGAAGCAGAAGAGAAGAAAGTAACAGAAGTAAAGACAGAAGAAGCAGAAGAGAAAAAAGAATCACTTAAAGTCGATGCTGAAACAAGGGTGCAGGAAGCATTGAAAGCTGCGCGTGAAGCTAACGAGCGTGCTGCTAAAGTGGAAAAAGAGTTTGCTGAGACAAGGGCGGCTTTGGAAGAACAGAAAAGACCTTTTGTTGATCTTACTCTGGAACAAGTCAGTAATGTTGTAACAAACGCCAGAGCGGAAATCACGCTGCTTGAAGAAGAGGGACGCTCCTTTGAAGCGGAGTTGGCAAAACACAGATTGACGCAGTATATCGAATTTGTGAAGGCCAATGAGGAAAAAAGGACCAAGTTCCAGACTGAGCAGCAGCAGCGAGAAGCGGCGAGGGCGACGGCTGCAAAAGATCGAACTGATATGGAATCGGCAGCTGAATTTTACCGGGATAAAATGAAGTACCCGAAGGAAATGTGGGAAGATGCCGGTAAGGAGATTGCGAAATACTTTGAGGCCAACCCGATTAAGGGGCGTGCATTCGCAGAGTTAATGGTTAAGCGCGAGTTCATCAGCGCGATCAGTTTTGCGGATAAGGTGTTTCACGATGACATTCTCCCTGTTCTTGAAGGGGAGAGAAAGAAAAAAGAAGCCGGAAAGATCGCGGTGGTCAGTTCCGGTGGTAATGCAGGAGCAAAAGAGAAAACATTGGCAGAAATTGCCGAAACAGGAACTATGGCTGAGTACATAGCGGCCAGAAGCAAAAAGAAATAACAAGGACATAGAAAATGCCAGTCAGCAATACTATCATCACGCCTACGATGATTGCGAAAGAAGCTCTCATGCAGCTTCGCAACAATCTTGTAATGGGCAACTTGGTCTACAGAGACTATAAAAAAGAATTCGTGAAAGTTGGCGAAACAGTCAGCATTCGCAAACCTGTTAAATTTGTTGCTTCTGATGGTGCAACACGTGTTAATCAGGATGTCACAGAGTCAACTACTTCGATCACTATCAATAAACAGAAACACGTATCTTGGACATTCTCAATGAAAGACCTTACTCTTTCTATCGAGGAATACAGCGCAAGATATGTTACCCCGGCGGCAATTGCGCTGGCAAACATTGTGGATTCCGATCTGTGTGCCTTGTATAAAGGTTTCAACCTTTACAGCGGTACTGCCGGAACAACTCCTGCTACATTTGCTGCATTAGGTGGTGTGGCACAAAAAATGAGTGAGTTCGCAATTCCTAATAAACCGCGTACTCTCGTTTTGAATCCTGCCGGTCATTGGGCTATGGCCGATGGACTGAAAGGTGTTTTTGCTCCGAACCGAGTGGAAAGCATTCTTAGCGGTGGCGTGTTGAATGAAGTTGCTGGTTTTGCTATTTTTGAAGACCAGAACGTTTTGAATCACACCCCTGGCACAGCGTCTGGATATTTTGTGGACGGAGCTACAGAAGGCGCAAACGGTAGTGTTACTCTCAAAACTGGTTCAGGCACGCACGTTGTTGGTGACATCGTTACGTTTGCGGGTTGCAACGCTGTTAACCCGGTTAACAAACAGAGCCTTGGCTACCTGATGTCGTTTGCTGTAACCGCCGATAAAACCACTGGTGCTGGCGAACTGTTGATTAGTCCTGCCATTATTACTTCTGGTCCTTACCAGAACGTTACTGGCTATCCGACAGACAGTGGCGCGGTTGTCACGCTTGCGGCTCATGCTGCAAACATGGCATTCCACAAAAATGCTCTCGCTCTCGTAATGGTTCCTCTGGAACTGCCTGACGGCGCGGCATTCAAAGCACAAGAAAGTCATGAAGACTTGTCGATCACCGTGGTTAAAGACTTTGACATCGACGCATATCAGGACATCATTCGTCTGGATATTTTGTATGGTGTGAAAAATATCTATGCTGATCTTGGTTCAAGGCTTCTTGGCTAATTGTTTAACTGAGTAAAACACTGATGGGGGTGGGTAAAACTGCCCCCGTCTTATTTGGAGAAGAAAATGGGTGGCTTAAATTTAAGGATGTTTAAAGGCAAATGCACAAGGTTTGCTACTGCGGCTCCTGCCGGTGGAACTGGCGCAACAGCCGGGGCATATGACACTGCGGCGCACAGGGACGAATTAATTGCTCTCGTTAATGCAATGAGAATACAGCTTAACTTGCTTATTGACGAATTAAACGCATAAGGGCAGGGGAATTATCATGGCGATGCTCACTGGTAAAGAATTATTAGACAACGCGATTTCTGTTATTCCTAATCAAGACAGTGGGCTTAGGCTGTTGCTATTGCTATGGCTGAATCACGTTTCAACAAAATTAAGTATTAGTTCTGTGGGATGGAGTTGCTTGGAGAAAACTGATTCCACTCTTGTTGTGGCAGATAATCAAATTACCTTGCCTTCCGACTTTGAAAAACTTATTTGCACCAAACAGAACTCTACATTTTTTTTGGACGCAAATGATGAATTATCAGAAGAAGAAGAATATATAGCAGCCGGATTAGACAGAGCAGGTAATCCAACAAGATATGCAATTGATTCAGAAAAAATTACTTTCTATCCGGCTGCTTCTGGAACTGTAACGCTTAAATACATTAAGCAACCAACAACCATAGTAGATTCAACGGCGGCAACTGTATGGCCCACTAAATTTAATAATATTTTTCTTCGCGCTTGTTTGGACTTTTATTATGAGTATGACATGGACGTTAGAGCAGCAATGTCTTATCAACTTGATAACGTGGAGATCACTCTTTTGGAGGTATGGGAGATAAGTAAACGCCCTCTTCCGCAAGTTGATAATACGCACGGATATATAAGGGGTAAATAAAATGTTTGGTTTACCTTTTGATTTTAAAGAAAATCCGTGGCTTATGCGGTCAAAGAGAGACTTTAGCGGGGGCGAGAACTTACAAATTGTTCAAGAACTGATTGCAGCTAATCAGGTGGCATTAGCGCAGAACTGTGTGATAACGACAGAAGGTGTGTTGCAGACAAGGGACGGAAAAACCAAAGTTAATACAACCTCGCTGGGTAGCGCAGGCATTACTTCTTTGCATACATATACTAAAGTTAATGGCACGCATTACTTAGTAGCTCAGTTTGGCACTTCGTTGTATGCAAAATCATGGAATGAAACAGCTCAGTTTTCAACTTTCGGCACGGCCATTAAAACGGTTAATGCAGCTAAATTGCGATCTGTTGTTTGGAAAGACAAGTTATTTCTTACAAACGGAGTGGATAACTTCTTTTACTTTGACGGCACAACATGCACAGATGTTGGGGGTACGCCGCCGAAATCGAAAGTAGTCAAGTTTTATGGCGGCAAATTATGGCTCATTGACGAAGCAACAGGTTATTTGCGTTTCAGTGGAAACGAAAACCCTGACAGCTGGAATGCTCTTGATGCGATCACTGTTCGCTCAGATGATGGTGACGAGTTAGTTAATATGGCTCCTTTGGTCGGGGGCATGGTTCTTTTCAAGCATGACACGGCATGGGCGTTGTATGGTACTTCCCGAGACGACATTTCGGTGCAAGTAAATCCTATATCTCAATTTGTTGGATGTATGGGACCGGATGCTCTATTAGATATAGGGGTGGTATTAGGCAGAGATAATTTATATACTTTCAATTTAACTGGCGTAACAGCTTTTCCTGAAACGCACACTACTTATCTTGGAACACTCACTAATGCTGAAAAAGAAGCTGCTGTAATGGGAATGCACCCATTGGAACGGAGAGGTATTATATCCTTTGCAGATAGACAGCTGTGTTTGGATGCGCGGCATTACATGGCAATAACAACTTGGAAGGGTTTTAATGCTAACTGCTTTGCACTAACCAGTTTTGGAGATTTGTTGATTGGTGATACCGCTGCTGGATATGTGTATAGATACTCTGGTAATGGGGATGACGGTATTGCTATTGAAACTAA